TTAAACGTATTTTGCAACTCCTTTTAACCTCATTTCAGCAATCAATGACTGCTTCTTTTCCTCAATCATTTCTCTCTTTGTTTTGGGTTTCTTCTTTGTGTTTTTTCCAATAGAATTTGAATCAGTAATGAGTTCTCGAATCAGTTCTTTAGCATTACTATTTTCCACTCTTTTTATATTATCCTTTAGCTTTCTAAAATCATCAATTAATTGGTAAATATTCAAATCTTTTGGAAAAGTTGACCTCCCATATTTTATTTTATACACTTTGATTGCTTCATCAATCGACTTTAACATATCAACTATCTCATCATGTTCAACCTCAACAGTTGTTTTTACTTCTGTCCTCTTCCCTTCCTTTATCACTTTGTTTAAAGCTTTATGAAGCTTTGAAACGTTAGACGTTGAACAATCTATGTTATACAACTTACTTATTGCTGTAAGCCTTGAAACAGTCAAATATTCAAGGTTGGTTATTAATTCAATTTCCGTCATTTTAATTCCAATTTATATTGTTCAACAAATCGTTTTTTAACATTATTTGACGGTTTACCAAAACCAGTTCATCAAACAATTCTTGATAGGTTTTACTGCCCAAATTTGGCGGTACTATTATATTATATCTGTTGCATATCCTAACTATTAGTGTTTGCAATCCTTCCTTTGTTTTCAGCTTCATAAAGCAAAGGTTGGGGTATAAGGTGACATTCACAATAGAGAATTATTTACTAATTAGTATAAACTTAAGTATCTAGTAATGAGGTAAATAATTTTTTGAAAAGATGAAAATATATTTGAAATCGATTGCTTTGTAACAAAGCTATTCTTTGATTTTGTCATCATCTTTTGAATAGTTCTTATTTGTACCTGATAAACGTTCTTTTATGATAGTCCAAAAATCCAAATTGGTAACATCGCCTAAATTTTCCATGATAGATTTTAATTCCGCTGTTGCAATAAATACCGCTACTACCTGTAGAACTGGAACGATTGGTATAAAGTGTATTTGGAACATGTGGCTTACCATAAGAGCAAGCATATAAGCTGTTGATTTGCCTATTGTGTCCCTTAGCCTTTTTGAACGAATAGGTATATTGTTCTTGTAGGCACGCATTAAAGCGGTTATAACGTCAATTATCACGAATATCCCAATAATTAATAAACTAATCCAAATCGGTGCAAAGTATATCCAAAAAAATAAAACTGCTTTCCCAAACCAAGTTGAAGCAAGCCATGTAAAAAAGCTGTAAATCAATTCCATCTCTTAACCTCCTATCTTGATATACTTAACACCATTATCGGTAAAGGTTTCACCTGCATTATATTTGGCTAATGCTTGACTTATAGTCAACCCAAAAGTCTTTTCAAAGTGTGGACTATCTTTAAAGGTTCGAAATTCACCGCCCCAAAACCAACCTTTGGACTTGAAGAAATTCACAACCATCATAAAATACTTGTCTTCGTCCCAACTAGCTGTTTCAAAGGTTCCATTGCCGTCATTATCATATAATATCACAATGTCAAAACTTAGCCCGTAATTATGCCAGCTCTTGCCAGCAACGGCATTTGTTACTATCTTCCCTTTGGTTGTTCGACCTTGTGCGTAAAGTGCATTTTGTTCTTGAAAAGTACGTAGTGTGTGGGTTAATCTCAATCGTACACCTTTGGGTAATTGAGTATTGATTTCTAAATATTGGTTCCGTAATTCGTCCCTAAGGATTGGGTGTATTAGGTTTATTCTTTGTAGGCTTATGGAGTCCGCCCATTGTAATCTTTTATCTTCCATTTTTGAGATAAATATTGGCTTTAGATAGATTTTGACTATAACACAATAGCTAAGATATAGAGAGATAGACCATTATTTTTTAATTCACAAATAATCGGCTCTTTAAACAAAATTTCACTTCATTAGATGACGTATAAAGCAATAACTTTTGACCTGAATATGTTTATGTCAGAATGGGTAATAATTGATTAGATGGGCTAATATTAGGTAAAATCTTTATTATTTTTTAATCTACAAAAAAGCCCCTAAATAAGGGGCTGTATTATAAAAATGATAGGATTATTTAGTTTTTTTTGGTAAAATATTCAAACAATTGTTCCTGAATGAGCTAAAAGTAACTGTAAATACATTACCCGAACATAAATCTCCGAAATTGTCGCTAAAAGGCACAACCGATACATTACCACTTATTTCTATGTCATCATGTTCTGCAAGCCACTTTAAAAAATCCTGTGCAATTTCGTTAGTGTTGTCTATAATATCGAATTCCGTTAGTTCGTCCGATAAGTCCATTATTGCAAATTCCCAAATCGTTGCATTGTCGTTACCTGCATTAAAATTTGATTTGACATACTCGAAGTTTAGTAACGGATATTTCAGTTTTTTGTAAGTTGATAGCTTGTCCGTATCACCAAATTTAATGTCATTAATCATAGGATGTTGTGCAAAATATCCTTCAATAATATTTTTAATGTATTTCAAATTTCTTACCATCAATACCCCCTTCTGTAATAGTTTACTTTGCTTGCTCGCTCCTTGTAATATTGTGATGAATAGTCAATGTTATCACCTAGATAGATGTTCATCGAATTGAATGTCGAATCAGCATCAATTGACGTATTCGTTGTTTCATCATTGTCAGTTGCAAAGTATTTGATTAATCGAGATTTATATCCATCCATTTTTTGTTTTACACTCTGGACGGCTGAATCTTTGTCCTTTATCTGCAATGCTGATAAGGTTGCATCAGTGGAAACGTTGATACCTTTATTATTGATTTTTAAATGCAGGTAGTCGATTGCATACGCAATAGTAGCATAAATCAAAAACGGCTCAATAACTTCATCTAAAACAAAATTATCAGTTTCCGTTGTCGTATCTCCTGCAATCTTCGTTCTCATATTTGCAATATATTCAGCACCGATTAAAGGCTCCAATTCTAGGTCAGTCGCCTCATTAAGTGCAATTTGTATGATATTTTCATCAATATTTTTTGGCAAAACACTATTATTTTTTATACTTTGTATGCTTATTAAATTTACTTTATCCATTTGATTATCAGTTTTTTATTACTTTAACAGGTACCCATTCATGACGGCAATGTTTATTCACAACGCCTGTCGTCTTATTTTTCCAATAACCACCGCAATGTTCCATTACATTATAACCGAATGCAGATGAAAATTTTTGGATGTCCGAAGCACTATAGTATTTATTACTGTTAATAATTGCTTCACAAAAGTGACGTGTTGTTGGAATGATTGTATTGCCATCCGCTTCATCTCTCTTAACATAATCATACCATACCTCAATTTTGTTAGCATTCGCAATGCTCGATGGTGCAGTATGGATGATGTTATTTGCTGTATTAGTTTTTGAATTAATCAGCCCTGCATTTTTCAGTAGTTCAATAGCATTTTGAACCTCCTGCTTTGTGATATTTTGATTTAGTTCCTTACCAATTTTGATGGCAATTTCATCAAGTGTCATACCCTCGATTTTATTATCTAACAAATACTCTTCAATTGAATTATAGTTAGATGCAAAATGATAGTGTCCGCAACCGCTGAATTTAGCTTTACCAATAATAATAAACTCCTCTTTGTTCGTTCCTAAATGCTTTACTTTTTCAAAATCTTCAATTGTTGCTGAATAAGATTCTATTTCATCATCATCTTTTTTTTTATCAGATGCAAAAGATTGATTAGTGGTCAATAGTTTATCACCATCAGGTAAAGGCTCCAAGCCTGCTTCACTACGTAATTCATTTACGGACATGATTTTTTCCTTGGTAGTACTGTCCAATTCAGGCTTGAAAAGTCTTTCTTTATCTTTCAAATCTATTATTGGTAATCGGTCATCTGCTTGGAATAGTTTATTGAATGCGTTTACAATTTCTATACGCTTATCTTTAACATAATTGTTTTTAAATAATTGGTATGCGTTTTCTAATTCTGTTGCATTGCCCAGGCTTCCTTCCTTCTCAACCCCGAATAAAATTGATGATGTCGCTTGATGTGCTGATAATATATTACGTTCCGTTTTTTTAATGACCTCAATTAATTTAGATGCATAATCATCGGCAGGAATAGTTACAATATCCATTCCCTTTTCCTGTTGTGTGTTGAACTCGACTAACATATTTTCGCCTTCTGCTCCCGAAAAAATTTCTCTAAATTTCTTCGTCGTCCTCGCTTTATCGTCGTCATTTAGAATACCTTTGAAGGTCTTTATGACTTTCGTTAAGCTAAATCCGTTTGCAACATTATTTTTGAACAATTGCGTTACTAACATATCAGTTACAGCTGATTCGATACATTTATAATCTTGACTTGGATAGGTATTATTTACCGACACATTATAAGAATTGAAATAGAATATTTTCGGCTCTGTAGTGTCATTGCTCTTTGGAAAATATTTCGGATAACTTAATACAGTCCTCGGTGTATTCTTCCAGTCTTTATTGACAAAGAATGTCGTTTTTGAATTGTTCAACCTAACATGGTGTAAAGGTACGTGATAGTAATTATAAGGCTCTCCTAGTTGATTAAAAGTGACCTCCACGGTAAACGCATTGAAGTAAACAAGGTCATTAATACACTTCTTAATCAATTCCGATAACGAATCATCTTCATTTATTTGTATTTCGTTTAAAAATTCTCCCGATTTCTTATCAATAAGTCCATCACCAAAAATATAGTTTGATTTTGAGTTCAATATAGAACCATGCAACGATGATTTATCAGCAATATCAATCAAAAAATTAGGGTAAAGATTGTCCTCTCCCCAATTTACATGCTTATCAGCATTGGTTTGCTTAGGTTCAATTGGTAAAGGGGTTATAAACCTTGCAAAATTTTCAATTTTATAATTTATTCCGTTATTTTTTTCGTCCATCAATCACTTTTCTTACTTCTGTTGGTCGCTCAATAGCAACTTCTTTGTCTTCTCCGATAACTCGGACAAAACCTCTATCAACTACACTATCATTATAGAATAGTTGATACTTATATTTCCCTTCTTCAATACCTTCAAAATCATTCTTAACCTCAATAAATCGCTCCGTTATCTTGGTGGGAATAATGGTAAATGAAGATTCTTTGTTAGATGATTCTTTGATTAGCTTCAATATGATTTCTCCCATTATTATGTATGGTGCTACATTGAAAAACAAAGAATTTATAGGCATTTTTTTATCAATAATCATCTGCTTTTTGAATAAATATTGGCTTAATAAAAAAAGGGGCTAGAATTAGCCCCCTTGGAAGGATTTGTATTTTTTAACTCTCTAATTTGGGATTAGATTAATGTTGCTAAGATTGTTTTGTCCAACTCTGGTGTTGGAGCATAGATTTCACCATTGAACGATAATGTTCTATTTAAATCACTTGCTGATATTGTACCAACCGATTCTTTCAGCTGAATTGTACCGTCCAATCCACCGATTACATAAGAGCCATTCGCTAATTCAATGATTATCGCTACTGGTTGACCAAGCAAGCTAGAAACAAATTGATTTGCTTCTGCACTATAACCAACCATTTGTGCAGTATATGCGAATGTTCCGCTTATAATGCCATTGTCACCAATTTGAATTGTATCGGTTACGTTATTTTGTTTATTTTCTACTTCGATTTTGACAAACTTTTTAGATGTTTGTAAACCTACTTCGCTCACTTTACCTGCTGTCATTGAGTATACAGACGTTGAGCCTTCGATATTTTTTAAGTCGTTATACGCAATCATGTAGATGTTTTTGGTACCACCAATTAACTTTTCACCACATTGTTTTACGTATCCAACTAAACTTGAACCACATGCCATATTTTTAATATTTTTATATAAAAAAGGATGGTGTTGTTATTGCACCACCCTTATATTTCTTGTGTTAAATAGCAATTACGCTACGTCTAAAACTCCGATTTCTTGAACGAATACAGGTTTAACACCGAATCCAAAACGACCACGGATATACATTTTATCTTTTTCTTGAACATAAAACGATTCGATTTCAGTACCTTCTGACGTAATATCACCTTTACCTTGCAAATTTCTTGCACGTGAAAAAACAATCTTATTTGAACCTGCTAAACCGTCACATACAACAAATGATGCAGTTGTACCGAACACCGCTAATGGGTCTAGTTGATTAAACAAATTCAAAGCTGAGATTTCAGCAACATATTGACGGTATAAATCTGAACCAATAAAAATACGGAAATCTGATTTATTGGTTACTGCTACAGGCATTAACAAGAATGCTGAAATGATTTTTTCATATAATTTTGTACCTGTAGCTGTTGACAAATCAACGGTACCTGTTTTCAATTGTTCAAGAAATCCATCGAAAGAACTTGCATCACCTGCAACAACTTTACCTTGCCATACGTTTCTTTCTAATTTTTCTTTATTAGAATCTTTGATACCAGCCATGATAGCATCAGCAAAAGCAATTTCATCCATTACTTTACCTGCTTTTTTGGCTTTCATCACCTCACCTGTCCATTTTGGATTTAAATCCAACTTACAGAATGATTGCATAAAAGCAATTGGCTTAACATAGATGTCTGTTTGGGTCAATGCAACTTCACCTAAATCTTGTAATTCACATATTTTACCGTCTTGCCAAATTACATCAGTTTTCATAATATTGACTGGCTCGTAACCACCAATTAGCCCCTCTGCGAATGCTCCATTGTCCGACAAAAAGTCGATTGTTGAACCCCCTAAAACGGATTCTGTTAAAAATTTCTCTGTTTCGTCACTTACCAAAATGTGTTTTGGTAACGTACTTACGTTATAACTCATATTTTTTCTTATTTGCTTGATTTGTTAAGTCTTGCCATTTGCAAAAACTTATCTTCTTTTACGTCCTCTGCAACAGTATTTTGTTTACTAAAACTAGCAGGCGTATTTTTAAGGATTGCTCTAAATTCTTCGATTTCTCTAGAGAATTCTCCTTTCAATTCTTTGATTGTTGCTTTTAAGGCTTCAATTTCAGCTTTCAATTCTTCAACCTCTTTGGTGTCTGCTGTTGGCTCTTCATTGGCTAAGTCTTCTTTTTCCTTATCCTTTTCATCCTCAACACCTTCGATTAATAAATCAATTGCTTCGTCTTCAGCTTTTGATTCTTCAGCATCACCTTTTTCTTCTTCGTCTTCAGCTTTTAATTCTTCTTCAGCAACATCATTTGCTACTGTTAACACTTCAGCAATTTTGCCATCTTTAACGATAAAACTATCACCATTAGGTAATTCAACTTTACCATCAGGTGCTAATTCACTACCTGTTGATGTTGAAATATATACCTCTTCACCTACTTCGTTTTTCGTGTATTCGTAAACAGTTTCACCCACCGTTGAAGATTTAAATGAAAATTGAGAAACTAATTTTTCAAATTTTGCTTTTAGCTCTTTAAATGATTTTATGTTCATTTCTATCTCTATTTTCAAATAAATATTGGCCTGTTATTTTTTGATATTAAGGGACTTTAAAGCCTTATCAATTTCTTCTTCAAGTGATAATTCGGAATTGAAATTTTGCGTCAATTGGTTAATAAAATAACCTTCAACGCTAAAGCCTGTAAAGGTTCCATTCTTAATAAACTTCCATAATTTTTGGGAACCTGCATCGTTTCTGTCTAACTGTACCCCTACTATCCAAGTTCCGTCAACTGCATCAATTCCTTTAGGAGCATTTACCCCCATAGCTGAATCAACAATAAAGCTTTGCCACACATGAGCATTTACGAACGTATCGCTATGCTGTAGATTGATTGAATGTTGATAACCCGAATAAAAATAGTTTTGGGCTATAGTTCTGATTGTATCTTTGCTGAAAAATACATCATATTCTTCTTTGGTCGCTTCATCATATCTAGGTATGATTTTATCAGGTATCATTGCGATACCGAGCAACTCCATCCTATCCTCATTTGCAACGGCAAAAGATTCTTTCTTTTCTTGTTTACTAAAAGCAAGGAAACTGCTTTCGACCGCTGGGCTATCAACAATCGAAATCACATTTACGTCCATTCCAATCGAGGGGTTTATCTTTAATTCGTAAAGTTTTCTATCCATATTTTTTATTAATAAATATTGGATGGAGAATAAAAAACCCCTTACTTGAAGGGGTAAAAAAACTAATAACTCGATGTTCTTTTGATAAATTGATTTTTCTGTTCGTTTGTTTCTATATCACTATTGGTGATATATGCCTTAACAACTTGATTTTCGTTGCTTTGCGTAATAACATCGCTTAATTTGTCTGTGCCATTTTCAGCTGTTTTTAAAACTGTACTATTAATGACTGGTGCGCTAAATGTTGGGGCATCTGCTCCTGCTCCGCTTGACGTGTCACCATCTACTTTAACGGACATTATCTTTTTAACGGTGGCTAAACCACTTGCAATTGTGGTTGCTAAAGCTACAAAGTTGAAAGGATAGGGTGTTTCTTTCATTGCTTTGGTACCTGCCACATAAGTATCAATAGTTGCTGTCGCAATCCCTGCAACCTTACCTGCAACGGTTGACTCTCCTAATAATTGTTGTGCTTGGTCGGTTGCACTTGCGATAACTGACAAGTTATCTAGCTTCGCTTTTGCCTGTTCTTCCAATAACTTTTTCTTTGCTTTATTATTAGCTTTTTCAGCTTTTTGGATATTGTTATTATGTTTTTCTGTCGCATCTTCAATTTCCTTATTGTTAGCTTCTATTGCACTTAGCTTAGCATTTAATTCAGCCTGCACATTTGTGATTTCATTCGCATTAGTTGCAGGGTCAGCCATTAACTCCTTTAATCTTGCTTGACCTTCTGTGTAAAGTCTTTGAATCTCGCTATTTTCAAGGTTTTTAGACTCCGTTGTAATTAATAGCAATGTATCTTCATAGTCCTTTTTTGCTTGCAATTGAGCATCAAGCTTTTGTTTTTGGATTTTAAAAGTATCGTCTTCGTCTATTTCATTTTTATCCATTGAATTAGCCAAATCCTTTTCGGCTTCCTTTTGAGCAATTGACAATTGTTTAAGTTGTGACAGATATGTTAATTGATTATTCAATCTAGCATCTAAATCAACCCTTTGCTCTGCTGTAGCATTTTCTTTTTGCTTTGTATAGCCTTCAATTGTCTCTAAGTATTCACGGCTAAAGTCATCCAAGAACTGACGGCTATTGCTTTTTATATAATTAAAGTACTCATCATCATATTTTTTGTTTATTAACCCTCTTTCTATCCTTTGGGCTTCTTCAAGCTTGGAAATATCTTGATTTAATTTCCTTGCTACTGCAATTTGCTCTTTATACTTATCGGAAAGATTTTTTAAATCGGTTTGTCTACTGTTATGATTAGCGGAATAGGTTACTTTTTCGGCTTCTTTTAAATATCCTTTTAGCTGATTTAACAGTGTATCATATTCTTGCTTTGCCTTTTCGACTCTTTCTTTAGCAAGGTCATTGATTCTTTTACGCTCTGATAATATCAACACATTGCGCTCCGTATTAAGTTCAATTAGTTGTTTTTGTTCCTCATCATTTAGCTTCTTGTTAACCTTTGCCGTTTCTATTAATGACTGTCTTTTTAAGGAGTTTCGTTTTAAGCTTAATTCATAGACTTCTTTCTCTTTATTGCTCTGAGCTTGGAGCATCTCGATTTGGCTATCAATACCCGTTACAATACCTTCATTTAGTTTCTTTAGTTTTTCTAGTTGTCTGCCTGCTTCACTTGTTAGACCTATGAAATCTGTCACTTTTTGGATAATATTTCCTACTGCATCAGCAACGTCTTTAAGTCCAGGAATTAAATTAAATACGACTTCTTTAAGCTTATCGAAATTTGCAACAAGTAATGCTATAGCACTAACAATTAACCCGATACCAATGGCCTTGAAGGCGGTACCGAATAGCTTTGTTGAGGTTGTAGCCGTATTTGTGGCACTTGCTAAACCTTCCGTTGCTGTGCTTGCTTCACCTGTTGCTGTTGAAATTGTGTTGATTGTTTCGGTCGCAACTTTACCTGCCTTCATTGAAGACATTAAAGCCGTCCATTGCTTTCTGAATTGATTTAAGCTTTGTAAGCCTTGCATAATGGATTGCAGTTGCATAAGCTTTGCAATATTTTCTTCCGCTGTTTTGGACTCAATACCCATTAACTGTAATGCCCCAGTAACTCCAGTTAGCACGCCTGCAATATTTTCTCCTGCTTCAACAAACTTACCCCACTTATCAACCGATAAGGAGTCTACAGCTAAATCAACATTTTTAACATTTTCTTTTAACTGTGCGACCTTAGAAAGAATCTCATTAAATTCTTTACTACCCTGTTGCCCTGCTGTTGCCATAGCATATAAGCGGTCCTCTAATTCACCAATCTCCCTATTAACGTCCCTAAAGGGCTCGTTTAAATCACGAATTTTTAGCTCTAATTCACCTGCTTCATTTGATAATTGTTGTAATTTAAGCGGGTCTTTTGTCGTTCTCTGCTCATCTCGAAGCTTTTTCAATAAGTCATCCATTTCATCAAGTGAAAGGATAGTATTTTTTAAGTCCTTATTATCAGTTTGAGGTTTGACTTTATTCTTGTTAACGTCGTCGATTGTTTCATTTAAATCTTCGACCACCTTACCAACATTTTGAATTTCATTGACATTGGAAGATGGGTTAATTATTGTTTCATTAAGGTCTTTTATTGCTTTGGTCGTTTGGTCTATTTCCATATTGACCTGTGCAAGTGCATCGCCTGACACTTTTAATTTAACTTCTTGTAAAGCATCAAGCTTTTTTTCAAGCTCTTGGACTTTCTTTTCCGCTTCTGCTACATCGACCTGTACACCTAGTAAAATCTCTTCCTTATTATTGTTATTACCTTTAATAGCCATATATTTTTTAGATAAATATTGGCTTGGTGGCAAAGGGTGGAAACAAAAAAGGCTACCCATTCGGATAGCCCTCATTTACATACACTGGTAGGTAGTATATAGGGTACTTGTTCTAACAAATATAATTATATTGTGATTTTTTGCAACTTACATTTACTTAATAGCGTATTGTTATTGTAATTCACTTCTAAAAGTTTGAAATAGGCGTTACCATCTTCATTTTCCACATAAATAGGCTTAGTAAAATCCAACTCTTCAATATCTTCTTTCGTTAGAAAAATTTCAACTTCCAAAATGGTCAAATTATTATCTGTCAACTCCTTTATTCTATTTGTATAATATAGATTGAAAAGGGATTTAGATTTATTTATTGCCGTAAAGTCATAGGTCATCAAATTATATGGAATATCAAAAAGTAACATACCTTCAAATACATCGGACGAATTAAATGAGAACATACTGCAATAATTATATGTTGGTCGATAACCTATTAGCGTATCGCCGTTTTTTATCTCATACGATGTTGAAAGATTTTTTAATCCATTATTATACAATATCCTTAATTCACTTTTAAACGGTTTTTTCTCACCCATTAAAGAATCACTTTCGTATAGTATTGGAAGATTTTTTAAGTCCTTTGAATGACTTAGATTTTGTGTCGGTGCAAATATCAATTCAACACTATTATCATCTTCCGTACCGTTTTCATTTAATATCGAATAATCTCCGTAATTCGATTTATAGGTATCTTGATAGTAACTATTCATCATGTCTGAATCTTCTGTGAACTTGAAAGAATAAGATTTAGGCAAATCAATATTGGTTTTAAATTTAGCTTTACTCCATTCTATTTTATCGCTCCAATCAGTAGCATTTGTAGGATTTAGAGTAATGATATTCTGATAGAAATTGTTATACGTGTCTAAGACAAATCGATTAGGGATGTCTTTGTCTTGGTAAAGATAAAGGTTGAACATTTGCATAATCGACTTCAAAAAATCGACAATCTTAACACCTTTCGGGATATAATCATATACATTAATACTATTATTATAATTTACACTTATTTCCGTTGTTGTATTTTCTTTTCCTACTTGAATTGCTATGTTATCGAATTCAATTCCTGTTTCATTTTTTGAATCCTTTGCGCTTTGGTCCTCCCGAAAAAATACAAACGCAAATTCGCCTTGCAGGTTATCAATTTGCAAATCAAATTCCATATTAAACTCCTGACTAACATTAATATCAGACTTTTGCACTTTGGTGTAATGCTTTAATTGCCCTTGTTCTAACTTGTTCGCTCCTGCTACATCAGCAAGCCCAACCATCCAAGTGCCTATTGTGCCTTTTGGCATCACTAACCTAAAACGCAAATAGAGTGTACAATTTATATACTTATCGTTTGGTTTTAGTGTTGGCATTGACAATTGTGTCACTCCACCCCCTCCACTAGATTCCCATAGCTTGAAATTTGTCTTTGTTCCTACTGTCCAAAAATCATCAACACTCGAATTAAATTCACTTGCAACACCGTTAATCGTCTGCAAATTAAGATTATTACCTGACTGTGCAGGTGTAGACATAAGTATTTTAGTTATAAGCCCCTCAACCCCCTTTGTGAAGTTCTCAAAATTATTGGGAATGAATACCTTATTGATAATATTATCAATCTTTGAAGTATCGACAGTATTGTTAATTAATGGTGTACCATCTTCTCTTTTTTGGGTATAAATCTTTTTACTCTGGTCGAACCTGAACCCTTTAAAAATAGCATTCAAATAGCTTTTCAAATAAAATGCAGGTCTAAAATTGTTAAATTCAAAATTGTTGTCATAAGGGTCAAAATTACCTGTACGATAGTCAATACCAAAGTCCAACATCGGGAATAAATAAGGTGATGTTGTACTTGTCCATGTCGGACTTATATAAGTGTAGTTATAAAGCGTGGTTTGGGATAAGCTATCAAGCTCATGTAAAAAGCGGTCTTTTATGTTTGCCATGAAGCTAACAACCTCCCCTGTTATCGCTGCATTATATGTTAATTTATCGAAGTCGACAATTTGCAATTTGCCTTTTACCAATTGAGTATTATCTTCATAAAGTTGACAGTTGACTAATTGATTCGGGATATAATTATGACCTAGCTGTTGGTTGTATTGAGGTGACGAAAATGTCGAAATATCGAATAGATTTCCTAAAGCGATATTATTCGCTTTAGTTCTTAATAACTTAATATCAAATGTGATTGTATCGTTACGCTTTGTAATATCTTGCAGGTTTTCAACTGAAAATATTGTTGAGGTATCGAATGAATCAATATCTAGTTCGTATATCTCGCTATTATTATCCGATGAAATATATAAATTGTACTTTTTAGCCATTTTTTATTAATAAATATTGGCTTAGTGATAGGTGGAAAAACAATTTCAATCCATATCAAAACATAGCACCTTTTACTGCAAGACATAAAAAGTCCAGCAATAGGCTTAACTTGCACTTGTATTGTTAATTAAAGAAAGGATTGAAATTGTTTACTTTGGCTGGTTAAACCATCATTTAGAATAGTAGTACTCAAATTTACCATTTATAGCGTGCACTGCTTCTTGTGCATCTTGCCTGAATGATGATAAATTACTACTGGTCTTTACTGACTTATGTTCTTTCGTTGAGTTAAGCTTTTCAACTATTGAATCAAGTTCAGACAACCAATTACCATTATCAGGCATATCTTTAGGCCAATTGCCCAAGACAAATGCTTGATAATTTTTGATACCGTCATACAGGTCTCCCCCTGTTTCGGCATGTTTTATGAAGACATAAAAGCCCTCTAATTCATCTAGTAAACTCATATTACAAAGGTAAAAAACATATTTCAACAATTTGGAAGGGGGTATTTACCTTGCTTGAATATGAATATTTACAAAATACTCTTCATGATTGGTCATATTCAACAAATCGCTTGGTAACATTTGGGTACAAATTATATCTTCTAAAGAATCAATTGAATATAGGCGCAATGCTTCAACTGAAACAACATGACCTGTTAAAATAGAACCATAATCAAATCCAAACAAATCAGATTCTAACATATTAATTTTCGCAACTTCAATCCAACTTCTTAATTGGTCTTTTGTGAATTTTAGAACTTTTAATTTCTTAGCTTTTTCCAAATCCTCATAAGCTGAATCAGGAAAATTCGCCAATAAAAACTGCTCATACTTCCTAAAATTTTGTGTCCTAATTCCTTCGTTTCTCAACACTAATGCTTCACCAAATTCAGCTAAAACATCTCTGTAATTCTGCAAGGTCTTCATTGCTCCATTTTATTAAATCTTCCAACACTAATACACTCATGTCCTCTTCATCTAGTGTATCTAAATACGCCCAAATATCACCTTCAACCTTGGTGGGAACTCCACTTTTAAGGATGGCATACCCCTCGTTAATCCATCCCTGTACTTGTTCTTTGTTTATTTTTTTTTCTCCTTTCTTTGACTACCCACTTAACGGACTCTTCAAGTTCATCAGGCCATCTACTTAACCCTTCATTTAGAATTTTTATAGCTCCTTCGATACCTACATTCATTGATACCGATAACGCTGTAATTCGTAAATGCTCAGCATGTCCAGTGGGTATTTTGTCAGTTAATTTCATAATTCAAAAATACTAATTATATTAGCGATATAACAAATCAATTTTTACTTTTGTTTTTATGGACAACTTGGAATTCTGCTATAAGAACAAGACATACAACGTAATGGTTGAAGTGGTTGATGAAGGAAAAACGGTAATCGATTATATCGTATTCGGCAAGAATAATGCAAGATTCCTTTTTCAACAACAATATCATCTTTGGCGGTTAGTTGAGGGTGATTTAAATAAGGAATTGGAAATCATAATTATTGACGCTCTCATTTACAAGTATGAAACTAAAATGGTTTGTTTAGCCTATCATGGTGACAAAAGAGAAATTATAACAGTATCCAATTTGAACTATACAGGCCAAAAATATGCTTATAGTTTCATGTGTAATAATAGCGATTTGGGAAGTTTATATTATTGTGAAAATCAAGGGTGGGTAAATAACTTAACGCTCAAATTTTCAGCTCAATGGTTCACGGCTGCTGACTTGCATATTGTCATTGAAATGCTTGAAAATAACCAAATTCTGTGGGTAAAGCCCTTTAACAAAAAAACACCCTAGCGGAGGGGATAGCTAGAGTGTAATTACCTATGATTTGAAAAACATATTAATAACAATCAGAAATTGATAATGTTTTTATAACAAAAAACCCCTTACACATCCACATGTAAGGGGCATCCATTAATAAACTAAATTATGAGAAACATTAAATTCCCTTTTTATATATTAAATATACAAAAAAATAAATAATAAAAAACCCCTCGCATCCGAAATATACGAAGGGCTAAAAACTTCAATTTTTATGAAAGAAGTTAAAGATACAAAATATATCCAAAACTGAAATTTCTATTTCCAAACGTTATTTGCGAGGTTATTTGCTAACACAAACCACGCTGTACTTGCAATAGCTTTATTGTTAGTGATTTCATAAGTCGCATCTCTTAAAGTTGCATATCGAAATGCTCCGTCTGATTCCTTGAACTTATAAAGACCATCCAAAAGTTGATTATATTTTTCAACGTTACCTATTTTGTAATAAGCCAAAGCAGCGCCAAACGAACCTTCAAACCATACTGTATTTTTTGCATTTGGATAACCAAGTTCACTTGAATACGGCATGTACCCTAATGCACCTGTTTCTTCGTCAACTGTTGAATAATATCGTTCGGCTCTTTCTAATAACTTAACAGCATACTCCCTTTGACCTAAAGCAACCATAGCGATAGCACCCCAAGAATTTATATCTAATGCGTCCGCTGTATCAGGTGTTCCATCTGCGTTAATTCCTTGATACATTCGGTTTTCTGAACTATTATACAATCGTGTAATTATTGAGTTACCAATTCCTGTTGCAATAGTTGAATAACCTGTATTGTCTAATACACTTCCTGCCTGTTTGAACGCAAAGTACGCATCAATATTATGCTCTGTTGATACCCAAGGAATGATATAATTAGGGTCAAATGTTTCAATTCCTCCGCTTGTTGTATACCTGCCTGAACCACCCTTAATTAAACCGCCTTTGTTGTTATCTTGAAGAGTTTTTAAGTATTCCAAAGCTTTTATTAAGCATTGTTTTACATCTTCTTTAATGGTAGAATTAGGGTACATCTCTAAGTAATAGCCTAAAGAATAAGCAACCCAACATATAGCTCCCGACCTTAAATAAGCATCTGCACCAATCGGGTTAATGTGATTTGTGCTAAATGGAAATGCTCCATTAGTCAATTGACTTTTTACAATACCCTTTGCCGTCCTTTTTGCCCCTTCACTGTTTCCAACGCCTGCAAGTGATATTAGCGATAAACCTGCATCATATAAATAGCTCTTCGAAGCGAATGGTGTAATATATGCAGGGTCATTTTTTTCAAGTGTATAAGACCGTGGTAGCCAACCTTTAACTGGTGTCTCTGCTAAGACCTCATTGGTATTTTTATTGATGATTTTGACCTTGTAAATTTTGTCTTCATCGGTTGTGCTTACTTCAAATGAATAACCGCTAGTTACTCCAATTGTGGTTGCTCTTTGATAATAGTCTATATCACTAGTAACATACAATTTGGCTTCAATATCGCTATAAGTTTCGCCATTGACACCATCGTTTATTACCTCTTCGATAAAGGTATTTGTTGAGGAATTATAAATTTTGAATACCAGTGTTGAAATGCCTTTATTTCCAGTAAATGTAAACTCCCCTGTAGTACCATCAACAGCACATTCACCTACCAAATAATCTTCATCGCTTCGTCTGTATACTTTAACAACTCTATTGGTTTTGGTTCCGTTTATCTTACCTGTTATTGGTGCTTTCCAATTGTTTTGAAAGGATGTTGGAGATATAAAAGTAATGGCTGCTGCCTTCTTGTTTAGGGTTAAATTTGTCTTAATTTTTCCTGCTAGTTTTTGAACTCCTGACTCATTATTGATTTCAGGTTTCGGTGCTTTTGTTCCTTTACACTGACGAACAAATTCAAATTTATTCACTAATGTTTTTTCGGTGTAATAAGTCAACCCATCAGGAAGAGCATATTGCTTAACGACTACTTTAACCCATTCTGTACCGTTGTCCTCAATTTCAAATGTAGTATATGTTTTTTCAGACAAGACAGGTACCGAACCACTGTCACCTACATCATTTATTTGAAATGGTCCAGAACCACGGTCAACATCTTTATGGAACGGTGAAGCTTCAATTATAGGTGTTAACCTATTTTCGGGAAAGGTCTTCCAATCCAAAAGGGTTGGTTGCATAGTATCAAATATTGCGTTCCGTCCGTTATCTATCGCCTGTTGATGAGTGTCACCGTTTACAATGAACATGTTGGTGATATTGTTAGTATTCATCCACTGCCATAACTCTGTACGTTCTGCTTTATACGCTGTCCAATGCTCCCCACTACTACCATAATCCCACGAATAACCGTCCAAATCTTCACCTGTCCAACTGCCAGGATTTAGCCAACAAATCAAAGCAATATCATCATTGTTTTTCGCTGATAATAATGTTGATTTAAACCACGCTTTTTGGGTATCTCCCAACATTTTTTTATTCGGGTCGTAATCGTTTATCAAAAAGTTATCCCTTTGTGACCGTAAATCAGTCATTATAAATAATACTCGTCCTACTATCCAAGATTGACCGAGCGAATCAGTTAAGGGATTTGAATTTGCATCGTTTAGAAATGGATAATGTGGGATGTTTTCCAAGTAAAAATTGGTTGAAGCAACTTTTGAAGGGGAATTTTTGTCGGAGTTGTTATCCCCAAAATCATGGTCGTCAAAAATATACATCAAAGGTACATTTCGATTTAAATCCCTTACTCTTGTTTGTTTTGCTGTTGTATTATATGCATTTCTAAATAATTGGGAATCGTTTGTTGTAATGTCTTCATAATGCCAATCACCAAGGTGTGACCAAAATAAAGGCTCTTCGTTTTTAATCTCTTCGAATGTTTCAGCATTACTACCTGTGTAATTACATGAGCCTGCCACGAATTTAAAATTTGTTGGAGTTCCTACCAATGGAAATGTTTTAAACTTCAATATTTCGAGTTGCTCAACTCCGTCTGTTTCCATTTTGACGTAATATTGTGTATTGGAACTAAGACCTGTTAATTTATGCTTCGTAACTCCATTGTTTGCTGAATTATGTGGTAATAAAGCGGTGTAATTCGCATCGGTAAAAGAGGGGTTTTTAGAATATTTCAAACGAGTATTTCCCAATACTGTATTAGGTGGATAACTGATACTATACACATCTGAAAATGGTACTTGCACCTCGTTAAAGCCTGCTGTATTGATTCTGACAGCTAAATTAGACTCACCGCTATATTTTTTGATTCTTATAGCATTATTATATACCGTGCCACCATCGTCAATTGCTCCAATAACGGTCTGGTCACCTGTCGTATCATCAAACGCAAAAACCATGAAAAAAGTAAAAAAATCAGGGTCTCCGTTTTGTTTTAATCCTGCAACTTTATAATTATTTGTACCATCGAAATAAAGTGCATTCTTACCTTTAAATTTGTTTGTTGCTATTGTTGCAGGTAATGCGTTTGGCGTTGGTATACCATGTTTTAATACCCCTCCAAACCCTACAAAATCATCCCATTTGCTACACTTTCCACTACCATTATTTACGATAGTTGTTTCATTCATCTGCAACCATTGGATTCTATCGGGCATCGGAATCATAGGAAATGAACCGCTTTCACTTGCTTTAACTACATACCCATCATCTAGCACTGTTCCAGTTGCTAACCACTTATCCGCTAACCATCTTTCTTGTGCGATAATGTTATTATTAGTTGCTGTGTTTGGAGTTCCAAAGTCGTTAATAAAAGCTAATTCACATATATATCCTTTGAAATAAGCTACTTCATCCGCATCACTTCCTATCATTAAATTCTCGATGTATGCAAAATTCCCTGTCTTACTATTGTCCGTTCCTTCTAGTTTCCCATTCACATATACCTGCATCCCCAAAGTCGAATGGTATCTAATTCTCAGAATCTTTAATTCTGTTGAATTAGGTGTTGGTGCTGGGTAATCGAACTTGCTTGTTATTGTTGCGGAGTTTGGTGTAATCGCTCCTATTAAATTATACTGTATTGCCATTTTTTAAATTATCTCTATACCCTTATCATTCTCAACCAAAGACCAAAAGTTCGATAGTATATAGTTGATTTGTGGGTTCTCGTCACGATTTGCTATTAGTATTTGTTTGAATAAATCAATTGAAAATGCTACGCTAAAATCTATTGTCAACCTGCTTCTTTTAAAGCCGTTGTTTCTTTGCTGTAATACCTTGTAGGTTTTTACATCTATTGCTATCTCAACAAAATACCCTTCAATTTCAATATAGACCTTATTAGCAATTAACAGCTCTTTTATTAAGCTTGCATCATGGTCGCTCAATACATCACTATATGCATTATAACTATATTTCGTATCAACATTGATTAACTCCTTGTCATTAAATAATACACTGTTTATTGCTGTTTGAGCCCTCGATTTATTTAGGTACGTTTTATTGATTGTCAATGTTTCAACTCGGTTATTGAATGTAAATGTATCCCATGCTCCAAGCGGATTTTTATACATTAGTGTGAAGTCATTTTTATTGCAATCTTTTCTTAATATATATCCCTTAAAATCGCTTACCTCAATATTATCGTTATCGACAATCACAACCCTATACCTGTCAATATTGTCTGCTCCTGTTGGAAAAAGAATTTCAGGTGATACGTTGATATTAATCACATTCCCTGCTGTTGGAATATCATAAAAGGTATCACTACCAACGTTATTAACGTACTTCGTTACCTTTACTTTCTTACCGATTTTAGCCGTGTCAAATATCTTTAAAAACTCCTTTTGCTCTTCTGATACATAATTAATGTTTGCCTTATTGGATAAGAATACCGCTTTGTTCAGTGTTGTATTAATGTTGTATTTGTTGGGCTGATACTTTAAATAGTCCATCAACCCCATTTCGCCATCAAAAACGTATTTAGTTCCTGTTGAAATATTACTACCAACCGCAATTAGCCCTGTTGAGGAATTTATCAAGTATTCCGTAATCGTCAATTCATAAGCGTATAGATTGCTTGTACCCACTACGTCATTGGAGTTAATCAATTTTGCTTCTACTACATTAGTTAGGACGCTCGATAAATCAACGAACAATTCAGTCGCTAACGGCTTTGGAAATACCTTCTTTTTCGCTATTATCTTACCTGTAATAGGTTCCTTAACCTCAACTATACAATAGATTAACTGAGAACTATCGGATGTAAATTCCCATTTATTTGTATTACCACTTGGATTTATATTATTAGGTTGCCCTGTTATTGTTATTGCCATTTATTATTGTTTTTTATGTACATTATTTCCGTACTTATCGAAGATTCGGAAGCGGATGTCATTTGCTAACCCTTGTCGAATACGTGTATTAAGTTCATTCTTCAACCAATCTACATTCGAATCCCAATAATTACCCCGACTTTGAAATCCCTTTTTATAAATTGTTGCTCTTATCGCATAAGCTAGCTGTGTTATTTTCTCGTCCGTGGTCATATCATCAAATGCTGGGTCTTTGAAGAATTTTGAATTGTTTGCTGTTATCAATTGTCTATTTTTCACCCAATCAATAAATACACTAACAGGCGGCTTAAACTCCTTATAACTATGAACCGAACCGTTATTTTGCTCCGTTCCATTTACCCCTCTTGCCTGCAGAATAGTTGCTAAAATTCCGAGTATTTCAATTTCATTTAAACTATTAACTTTAATAGAAAGCTCTTGCGTGGAACCTGTAAGAATGAAATTATCAATTGAATTCATACCCTCCTTTACCCTCTCTATAAACTCTGCCACTATCTGTTCCAACACATTCAAATTAAAAGAAAATGCACCTTTATCGGTTCCTGTATTAGCAACTAGGTTATCAATCAGATTGTTGAATTGTGCCTTTTTACTGGCTTGCTTTATTCCTTTTGCCATAGTTATTTCTTTAATATGTTAACCTTATCTTTTAATAATGAGCTATAAACAAACACATCGACCGCAAACATTTTCATCCCTTGGAGCATGTCGATAAATAGGTATTCACATACGTTATGTAATAGCTCAAAGTATCCCCAACGCCTATAAAACTCCTTCTTCAAAAATGCTTGATTTGCTTCTAATGCTCCTTGTCCCTCTACCGTTTCAGGCTCTTCATTAAAGAGATTTCCAAAGCTTTTAAATAGGTCATCAATTGTTTTTCTAGCACAAAAAAAAACCTGTTAGCCTTTGCCATGTTCATATTATCCTCTATGTTTTCAATAGGAGTTTTTAGTAATATATTTATCATTTCAGGCCAATTGCTAATACTGTTTTGTTCTTGTAGGTTCATATATTTTAATAGGTCTTCGAAAACGATTTGGTCGAAGCTTTTGATTAGGCTTTCATCAATGTCTGCTGTTTGGTTTGATTCGTCATTTTCAAAGGCATTAAACCTTTCCGCAATCTTGAAATAATCAACTTCTTTAAATCCTTCAACATCATAAAGCTGTACACCAGTGAACGTGAAGAAATATATATCTAGCATGTTACGGTATACCTTTTCAAAATCATCTGTACCGCCTAGCATTTCAATCAAATTCCTGAATTGTATATACTGCTTTAGTGTTATATCAGCCCATTTTAAGGGTAGCTTATCAATTAATTCTTCTTTTTTTACCATTACTATTTTCTGATAAATATTGGCTTACCAACCGTATTTTGCAAGGGGATTATGATTTACTAAATACTGTACATCAGGAAGGAATTTATTACATAATGCCAAACTAACAACCGTATCATCATGGCATCCATTAATAGCGTTATATGTTACGTGTCCACCTTTCATTAGTTTATATTCAAACGTTGATAATTCATTTGCTGTAATCTCGTTGAATTTTAATTTATCCTTCTCCAATGCTAAAATCAATTCCTTTATCAATTGTGGTTTAGATTGAGCGGTAAACGTGAACCCCATGAGATTTAAAACCCCTTGATTAATCAAATTATCATATACCACTTTACCAACACCTGTAATGTCCATTACCTTCATTATATTTTGTGGTAATGCCTTTATCTTCTCTTCAACAATAACCCAATCATTGCTTTGAAAATGAATATGGTCGGTCATCTTTCCCGATGCTGACATAAATGTAATTGATGTGTAATCGGTGGTTGATGCCACGTCGATACCGATGATTGCCGTCGGCTCCGTGCTATATTCTTTAATTGTATTACGTTCTAATACATCGAGCTGTACGATACCATTTTTATTACTTCCTGCAACGGCTAAATATTCTTGGTTGAAAGAAGCTGACGGTAATTCACTTTTTGCAAGTTCAATTTCTTCTACTGGAAAATGTGGATTATCATAACTCGAAAACTGAAAATTTTTCCATAATTCAGGTTTTGTTGTTCCCCTCTTTGTAAGCTCAAAAAAGAAATCTTTGCCCCGGGGTGTACTAAAAATTAAAGCTTTACCCTTTGTTCTCGATATTAGTGGTAATAGAGCGTTCTGCCACGCTTCTTCTAAATCGTTAATATAACTTGCTTCATCAATAAGCAATAAATTATATTCTCCACCACGTATTGCATTTATATTCTCTCCTGAAAAAAATGAAATACTACCACCTGTTAAAAATTTAATTGTTAAATCGCTCTTGTTAGACTCATAAACCCCTTGTGGTAAAATGTTTATAATGTCATTAAAAAAACTCTTAGCTAACCTGTAGAAAGGTGTTATATATACAATCCTATCACCTTTTATTCCTTCTACAATAGCAATAGTTTTAGAAATTAGCGACTTGCCCCAACGGCGGCCACAACACATTGTTATAAAGCGTGTTGTTTTAAAAGCATCTAATACTATCTGTTGTGTTTTATGTGGCTTTGGAAGTTTTAAATTGAAATTATTCATCATCTCCACCCTCATTGGTGGTTACTTGACTATCTTCATCCCAACTAATATTGATGTTTATATCACCTTTTATATCCGTTGTATTTTCATTTTTAGTTGCTGATAATTTAGGTTTTATATAATTCATCAAATCAATGTAAACTTGCAATCGCCTTGAACTATTTACTTGTGCTAAGTCATCGATAATGGTCTCCGCTAGGTTATCCATTACCATTTCAATTGTGGCTTTTGTTCTTGCTGTTACTTTATTAGGTGTTCCTTTTGGTCTGCCACCTTTTATTTTATTCCCCTTTTCAAAAGTTGTTGCATTCTTTTTTTGTGGTTGTCTTCCTGCCATTATGCCCTTTTATGCCCTTATTTTATGGGCATCTCCACGAATAAATATTGGATGAGATAGCTAACAGTAATTTAATTTGAATAACAGATAAATTATAACTAAATTTATTCTAATTTAATAAACCTATATGTGTGAAGTTCCTCCGCCTTTAGTCGTTCAGCATCTTGCTCAAAAGGGGTTAAAAAAAACGATTAAGCATTTTATTATCAAACCTTTGTATGTATCAATAACTGTTGAAGACTATTTATTTCATTTCATCCGAAATGGGAAAATCTATAAAGAAAGGGTTTTTAAATATCATTGCTTTGAAAAATCAGCTTATAATTTATTGTTCAAACATCTAAAAATAAACCCAAACGAAACTGCTAATTCAATTCAGATTCCTGTTGAGTTTAATAGTTTTAAGTACATCGTTTTATTCGAAAAAGTGGGTGATAAATTTATTATAAAAACACATGAATTTGTAGACACATAAAAGAAGGATAGCTAATTGCTATCCCTTAAATAAAACGTATATAATAAAATGAAAATTTACTTTCTTTTTCTTTTGTTGTTGTTGTTCGTTTTCTTTGCCTGCTCTGGCACATCATCAACTTTAATATCTGTATCGCTTCCAATCGGATTGAACGGATTTACCTCGTTTACTTCTGTTTTTTCTTGCTTGCCTAATCTTGCGAAAACTGGCAATAAATCGCCCAAAAAGTTTCGAATGCATCCTGCACATGAATCTATACGCAATGGATACTTCACACTTGGATAAGCTTCTTTAAGCTTTCCCAATATTACATTTAACTGTTGTTGTGTAGCAATATTGATAATTAAATCACCACCATCTTTGAAGGTCTTTAATACCTCTTCTATTTTTTTAATCTCTTCTAATACTTCTTTTTCTTGTTCTGTCATTTTTAACTATTTAATCTTTTTAATACTTCTTTGCAGTCTTTTGTGACTTGCTCTAATATTTCATTATATTTCGCCCTATCAGCATTATTGAAGCGTCCTTTTTTACCTGTACCCTTTTTGTTGATGTAAGCGTAAAATAATTCCCTTTGTTCTTCTGTCATTAGCTCTATAAAGACATCAACATTTATACTATGTTTTTTTTCAAATCCTGTTGCCTGGTCATCTTCAATAATATATTCATCGTCATTTTCGGTTAATTCGCTGTGATTAATTCGTTTAATGTCTTTGTCATATTCAGTGCTGAACCTCTTATTTTTTTCGTAATAGCTTTTTGCGCTTGGATACTTCTCATTAACATCACGGAATAGATGACGTTGAGCCATCAAGCAAATTGTTGCTGTTAACTTTCGGGGATTGTCTAATAATTCAGGCCATTTTTCGAGCTTAATTAAATACACTTCTTTAAATAGCTCGTTGTAATAATCCCCCATTTCCCTGCTGATTTTTTCATCGCCCCATCCTTTGCTCTTTAGCCATCCGCTAATGTAATGTACGATAGGATTATGTCCGCTTGATGACTCTCTACCCATATAAGTACCTTTATATCTACCTGTTATATACAGTTCTTTTATTGCTTCGTCTTTTCTTTTTAGTAGATTTTTATCAAATTCTAATTCTTTATTATTGTTCAACTTCTATTATTTCAACTTAATCGGTAGCGCATCTTTAATGCGTTCTAACACTGTAGCGACATACGGTGCGCAAAGTGTAACTAAAAGCCATTGTGTTATGGGTAAGGGTGATAA